TGCCTGCCCCTGTGGACGCTTGTTGATGACGTTGTAACGCTCGTCATCATACAGCCTCCGTTCAATCTTGAAGCCTTTGGCAAACTCGGGGAATTCGTAAATCTTATTGTAGCCCTGATACATCCGGTCGTACTCTACTGTCCCCTGGAACTCAGGAAACTCGCCGAGAGTCCCGATACTTACGTCTTCCTCGTAGGGGTTGTCCGTAGAGTTGACGTTGAACAGGTCACTTATCATACTGGGAATCTGGTTAAACTGCTCGTAAAAGATTTCCCGCAGTCCAGGCTCCAGTAACTTACCAAAATATTCTCGCCTTGCAGTAGCCATCTATTACACCTCCATTACTGTGCCAGGGCACACTTGTTAAAGCATACCCATGCAAACTCGTTATCGTTATCATCCGTACCCAGACGCAGAATAGTGAGACACCCACCAGAGGTCTCATTGGCATTAACTTTCTTGCCGTCATCTGCCATCTGAACTCCTATCATACCTACTTCCAGGTCCTCCATATCTCCTTCGATTTCGGCTTTATACACCATACCAGGGAGTATATAAGAGAACCTTACCTTATCGTCATCTGCCGCTTTACCTGCCTCTAAAGCGATAACTGCGGCCTCATCGTCATTGTCGTCTACTGCCGCCAGTTTGCCGTCCGCATCGAACTTGCAAACCTGACCCATCTCTACATCGTCAGCGACTTCTGCAGAGAATACATCCTTCGGGGGAGCCACTTCCACAGCCCCACCAAAGAGGTTCTGCACTACCTTAAACATCTAACTCACCTCACTGTTCTTAGTCAAGCAACCCGGTTGCCTTTGCCTGTTCGTAGTACTTCTTATAGGACATGCCCTGTTTCTGAGCCACCCTCTTCATCTGAGGGGTCAGTTTGGAAGCATAATCAGTAGTTTCAGACTCTTCTGCTCTTTCGTCGGTTCCTTCTACCTTACGCTTCCGTTTAACTTCTTTCTGTGCCTGTGCTTCCTTTTGCGCCTGTTCTTTTACTTTGGGCTGAAGAACAATGGCGGCGGCTTCGTCCAAGGTCAGACCTTTTTCTTCGGCTTTATCTTCTATATCATCCTGGTGGTCATCGAAGAGTTTACCAAACTCTTGTCGAGCTTTTTTCTCTTCTTGCTGACGCACTTTCTGAAATTTCTCGTCTTCCATCATATCCTTCATTTCCTGAATTTCCTGTCTCATTTCTTCAGGGATGGCTTGCCCAGTCTGACCCTGCTGACCGGCCTGATTTTGCACCTGGCGGTTCAGGCGGCTGACTACCTCCCGAGCAGGTATTCCTGCCCGTTGAGAAACTGTCTTACCCGCCGTAGCCATTTCAGATGCCTCATTCATGTCTTTGACCCCCATCGTCTTTGCCCACTTCCTTTCCCAACGCTTGAGCCTGTTTTTGACTATTCTATCTATCTCTTCCTGGGGTAAGGGCCTTCCTTCAGCTTCCTCTTGCTGTTCACCCTCAGCTTCTTCTCCTGATTTTTCAACTTGTTCGCCGGAATCTTCAGGCTCGTTACCTACTGCTTCTCCGCCTTCTTCTTCTGGGGAAAGATACTGCAAATCAAATAACATTTACTCTACCTCCGTTTTAGGGCCGTCGCCCATAAATTTTTAGTGCCATCCGATTTGACCGTGGATGTCCCGGTGATTTATCCGTGAGGCACTCTCATGGACCTCTCGGTTAGTTTGTTGCGTGCTGGTTTTCTCATCCTGCTCTCGGCAGTGTCGGGTCGGTGGGTAGAAGGAGACAGCTTCTTGGTGTCCCTCTCTCCAGCCGACGGTCCGGGAGTTTTGGCCTTCCCGTAGCCTGGATAAAAGATACCTTTGCTCTGAGTGGGCCAACTGTTCTTAGCCATGGTTACACCTCCTTATACCATTTCACCTATCGCTTCACCTCCAGCCGCCGGGGGAGGCCCTGTCCTGCCCGCAGGGGAAACCCCTGGGGCTTCAGCGTCTCCACCTTCGGCTCCTGCAACTGCACCTTCCATAGCTTCCATCCTTGCAAGGATTTCTTCTTTATTAGGAAATTGAGTAACCTCAAGAACTGCCTTCCGGTCTATAATACCTAACTGGTAGAACTCCTTAGCCTGCTCATACAGCAGTGCCTGAGAGTAAGGAACGCTCGGTCCTACGTGGACTTCCACATCAAAGGGCGGGAACGCCACCTCTTCCATGACAATGGGCTCTACCCCTTCTCTCAACTCTTCTCTGGCAGGAGGGGCCTCTGGCTCTGCAGGCAGTCTTTCTTCTTCAATAGCCCGGTCTACTATCTCCGGGGTCATTCCTGCCTCGTCTGCCATCTCCATCATGCGTCCGAATAAAGCCTCCCGCACATCTGTGGTGGTAGGCATAGTTCCCCCACCGATGCGGATAGTCCGTGGCTCCTCGTAATATTCTAAGACCAGGTGCATAGCCTGCTCTGACATATCCCTAATGGTAGCTCCCAGATGCTTGGACTTCTGACGAATCCTCACACTGGCAGCTTCCTGCAGGGCTATGATAGCAGAAGCGGCTCGCACACCTTCTGGTCTGCGTCCCTGCATAACATCATGGATGCCCAGTATCTGTTCTATCCACTGTATCAGCTCGTGAACGTGGTTAGTAACATGATTGGGTATAGGAGTTCCCGGCTCTCGCCTAACTCCGTCGTTCTGAGTCCAGATAACTGAACCAGGACGATTATCGAACATCCAACCGTCCTCTTCGTTGAGCCCTGATTCTACTTTATTGACCACCCACTGAGCGTTAGCCATTAAGCGGGTGTTGTCTATAATCTGTGCTTCATAAGAGTTGATGAGCTTCTGGAGTAGTTCAATCATCTCGATTTCCCCGATGCCCCAGAACTCTTTTTCTGCCGGGTAGTCTACCAGCCTGCTAAACGGAAATCGGTTATGCCGGTAAACCGGCTCTCCCGGCAACAGCTCATCGTATTCCCCACCCAGTATCTGCAGGACCACATGCCCTGCGTAATACATCACACAGACGTTGCCGTGCTTGTCCTTAAACCAGTATTCCGTTAAGGTGGCACTCTTCTCTGGGCTCACATGGTCTCTACCCTCTAAAGCCTCGTCTTCTTTCCAGTCTTCATCAGGTATCACATAAGGCCCCTTCTCGGGCCACCGTCTTTGGAAGTACTCTATATTCTTGGGCGTTCTCACAAAGCAGAAGTCCATGCTCTGCACATCGTATGCCCTGGGGTCAGGATAAAAGTTCGCTGGGTGGACTACCGTGTATTTCACGTCCCCCAGGTCATCGAACATATCCGGGTCCCAGATAGTCTTGAGGATAGAAGTGCCATATTTTAATGCAGGTAGTATCATCTCTTCCAGTTTCTCTTCCTGCACCCGGTTGGTGTACCATAAGTGTTGCAGGATGCCCATGAGCATGTCTGCCAGCTCTTGGTCTTTTTCACTCCGCTTGGGCTTTAACAAAACCTCTGGACGGTTTTCTGTCAGACGATTCAGAACTGAGTGAATAAGAGAAAAAGTAAAATTCAACACCGGCGTGGAACGGTCATCAGGCACGTTCTCCTGCCACTGTTTATTGCGGTATATCTGGTCATACCGTCTCCACTTGCGGTTTAGCGGTGTGCCTTCAAAGTCCACTTTACGCTCTCTGGCGTTTTCAAAGCGTTCTTTCGCTTCGTCTAACAGCTTATTTTCTTCATCGGTATTAGCCCTACGGCTCCCGTGATGCTTTACTTTATCCATCTGGTCCTGCACCCACTTGACCGGCATTTAATCACCTCACCATATCGAACTCTGCTGACTTAACCTTCCTGCGGTACAGTCGGTGTTTATCCTCTATCGTGCTCCGATGAACAAACTCTCGGGTGTCTTTCTTCTCCTGTGGTCTCTTACGAGGCAGACTGTTAGCCTGCACGATGTCCAACTGGTCTGCCATAGTGTCTGCCAAGTCCTTATAACCTGCATAAGGAAACTTGGTGAGCTCCCACAGGAGCCTCCGGGTTATGTCATAAGGCTCTCCTTTACCGTTCCACGGAACCTTAACCAGTTCTTTAGGCATGTAGAACTCGTTTTGTATCCGAGGAACCAGCCTTAAAATACGCTCATCTTTGGTCTGAGTCCTGCGTTTAATCTCTTCTATGGCAAAAAAGTTGTTGCGTTCCATCATCATCCGCTTCAGGTTGTAGACATAGACCTGTTGAAACCCGATAGCCTCAAACCCCACAGGCAGAAAGTTTCTGAATTTAGACTTCCAATAAGCCACGTAGTCGAATACTGCTTCAGCGAACTCTTCTTCGCCTAACTGCTCGTTAAGGCCGTCCATGAAATACATGCGGTTTTCTTTATCGTAACCGCAGACTACAATAGCAGTCCTGCAGGCATCATCTTCTAAAGATATAGCCGGGTCTACTGTAACGCAGCCGGTGAGTTCCCGAGGCGACGGCATTATGTCTAATCGGTTTACCCACTCTTCTTTGAACTTTTGGTGCTCGTCCGGTGTCGGGTCCAGTAGATACTGTGCCCCGAACTCGTAAGGTCCCTTGGCTTTTTCCAAGTTATCCAGCACTGCTTTACTGAACTCTTCAGGAAATATAGGCTTACCTTCCTGGTTGTAGCAAGGATGTATCGAGACCATCCACTCTTTCTCTTCTTCAGGAGTCTCTTCTGATTTCTCGATAACCTCTTTCATGGACTGCTGGCTTGCAAAGTGCTCAGGCACTCTCATGCTGGCTTTGTGTCCGAACTCCTCTATAATCCACTGATATAGGTCCATGTGG